GGTTAGACCCTAGGGTCGATCATACCCAGGCACAGCTGATGGGTATGTGTGGCGCATTGCTACGTCACATCCCACGAACAGGACGTCGTGGTTTTCACTACAAAGCCACAGTCACCAGTGAGCTCGTCGCTTCTATGGGCGAGAAACTCGGGGCAACGCAGGTTGTACTTCCAGAGCACCTCAGGTGTCCTCATGAGAGTGACCCAAAGGTAGAAAGGACGGATCCTTTCACGGGAAGGTAGCACTTTTGGCACGAGGGCCCTAAAACGGACCGTACCGTGTTTATCGATGCTCACCTTTTGAACCGGCCTCGTTAGGTAACGAGTAAGCCGGTCACCGTCTCCGTTAGTCTTAAGACCTGCGTCATCTGGCAAGTTGTCCGGTACAATAAGGATCCTTCTGTTGTATCGTGACAATTCCTCAAGAACGTAGTGGACTGCTGTACTTCGGTACACATAGCATAGGGGGCCGAAGACCTTTTTGGCCATTCTTATAACCCGGTTAGCCACGTTGTACATCCATGCCAGCATATCCTCGCGTCTTGCGGATGTGGGCGCCTCTATGAAAAGCGGGCGCACGTTACGGCCTGCGAAGTAATCGCCGCCGCATGATTCGCGAAAGTGTCCGCGCCAGAAAGACTTCTCAAGATTGGGTCGAAAGCCGAGGCTTTTTGCCAACCGAAGGAAGTCCGAGGCATAAGTGACTGGTAAAATGCAGTCGTCGCCAAACACGGATACCACTCCCCTTATTGAATCCCATTCCGGGATCAGGGAGCGGCTTTTGTGTCGGCTAAGATCTGCTACAGCCACGCCAAGGGCATAAAACACTATCGTCTCAATGGGAAAAGTAGTCGCATTACCCATTGTGGCGAAGCAGGCATTCTCATGCCAGCTGCCACGTACGAGGGTATGTTCGCACCTAACCGCATCGACCGCTAACCACCACTTATGAGGTAACAACCACTCAACTAGCTCAACGCCCACTGTATCGGACGCAGATGACCAGTCTATGGTCGCGTTTGATCCTGTGATGGAGGCAATAAACGCTAACTGCCTATGCAACTCCTGGTGCGTGCGGAAATCAACACCAAAGTCAACGAGTCGATCGGCCATCAGACGCCCTAACCCTTGCTGGAGAAACATATTTCCAGTGGGCTCAGATGCCATAGTCCGGTCTATCTCGTTTGTCTTGGGTACGGTAGTGAGTTTGTTGCCTTGCACTACTTCGACATACGGGGAAAAACCCCGCGACCAATCCATGGTAGGATAGGCCATATGGTAGGCGACCTGGAGAGGTCGACACCAGTCGAAATAATCGAGGAATATGGGCTCGCACTTAGACGTCATGTCCATCGGTATAAGGAATTTCGCCGATAGACTTCTGTCCGAGTACGGGTGACCCAATGTAGAGCCGGGACCATGGCCGCATCTTGCGTACCATTCGTCGGTCTCCGGAGAAGCACCAAGGATCTGGTAAACCAGTTGCCGAGCGCGTAACAGCGCAAGGTTATCCCAATCTTTTACACCCCACAAGCTTGAATGCTTCGGGTTGAGAGTTGGGGCCTGGAACGTCGACATCGTACGGCGTAAGTCGTCCTGGACCATCAAAAACTTCTCGATGGCCCTGGCCTTCGTCGTCTTCTTGTCGGCGGCTTCGACATACTTCTTCAGCCCGGTCTTTTGGGCATCATGGAGCATGCTAAACTCTACACTCGATCCTACATCGGAGTAGGAAGGTGCAAGGTCTTTAAGGAGGCGCTCGTTGATCTTGAGCGCAATCCCGTGTGCACGTTGAAAGAACTTTCTCCCCTTCATGGAATGACCTCACGTTGAAGTACAGGTGGAAAGCCTCCGAATGGAGCTCGAAGGTTAGATAGCCAATGCTAGCTAAGGATGCAGCTAGCACTGACGCCCAAACGCACGGCTTACGCCAGCGAGAGCTGGGTGAAGATCGCACGCGTGTCGGCATGGGTAAGCGTCTGGGCCGCAAGGTCCAGTAGCTGTGCCACGCCAGTGGCGTCGGTTTCCGGGTCGTACGCGACCTGGATGGATACGGTGTTGACGGTCACGTTCCCGTTGTCAAGCTCCAGTGGGATCTTGATGAACGAGGACGCCCGACACTGCGTGTATCCACCCGGGGCGGTCGTACTAGGAACCGGCTCCTTGACGGTAAACTCCGCGGTGCGCCGAGTCTTGTACTCGGTGTCCGCAAGAGCCGCCAAGCGGGCCTTATTGGCTTGAGAACTCGTCATAGGAGTCAAGACGAGGTTGGTGCCACCTGTAGGCGCGAAGGCCGAAGGAGCGGTTACGAGGGTAACTTGGTCCATGATGGACCTCCATGGGTAAGGTCAGGATGACTAACGTAGATTAAGCAGCTTCTGTGCTACCAATCCAGCCAGTTCATTGACTCTGGTTGAGGTGCTAACGAGGCCACCGATATCTACCGGTGGGACGACGTCAGCGATTGATGGTGTCCACGGCGACCGAGAAACAACCCGTTTCCAAGTCACTGCGGTGTCACCGGACACGCTTTCGGCCCAGTAAGGGCTCCCGCTATCGAATTCCGTAGCGGTTACAACCACTGTCTTCTCCAGATAGTGGGTAACGTAGCCGCCTTCGATAGTTATA